TTAGGATTAGGTTATTATATGAATGAATCCGTAGCATCTATATTAGCAGATATATTTTCGTCATCCAACATTGAATGTCCTGCCATCGTAATATATAACTTGGATTTTGGCAACAATTTATGTAAGTTATATGCTGAATCGATAGGACAAATTATATCGTAACGACCTTGAACAATAACTGTTGGAATATGCTTTATTTTATTGATGTTTTCTGTTTTAAAAAAAAATCCCGGTTCTAAAAAACAATTATTTTTGAGGTAATGGTGTTCAATTAGTGGACCCGCTAAATATTCATCTTTATCTTGTTCATTTTTTTCTTCTTGTATTATATGAGTTAAATCTTTTACTTGTAAATTTTTCATACTAGATTCCCATACAGACCATCTATGTAAACAATCTTTTCTTTTTTCATTTCCATAATCGCCGTTAAAACACTTACCATATTCATCCAAATAATTATTGGTTTTATTTGTTTTATTCGGAAAAGCATTTATAAAATAATTCCAACTTTCAGGAAAAATATTGGGAGCTCCGCTTGAACTATATAACCAATCCACTTCGTCTTGCGTTGCTAAAAAAACGCCCTTTATTATTAACTCAGAAACAACATCAGGATACGTCATCGCATACGCAAGGGATAAAGTTGACCCCCATGAACCTCCGAATAACATCCATTTTTGTATATTTAATTTATTTCTAATTTTTTCAAAATCTTCAATTAAATGTTGTGTTGTATTCTCTCTTAATTCTGCGGTGGGTTTGCTTTTTCCACATCCACGTTGATGTACTGTAATTATATAATATTTATCTGGATGGAAAACACGGTGGGCATCTTTATGTGGCGGATATCCTGGCCCACCATGAACAAATAAAACAGGCTTCCCATTTCTGTTTCCATGTTCGGAATAATATATTGTATGTAAACTGGATACTTGTAAGGTGTCTTCTTTTAATGGATCTGTTTCTGGATAAAAAGTTTTTTTATATGTATATAAATAATTAAAAACGAATAAATTTATAATAATGATTGCTATTAAAATATAATATAATATATTCATAATATATTATAATATAATTATTCTACGTTCAAACACTATTTGCTAAATAATTTTTTACTTAATGTCTTCTTGTTCTTCTTGAACTACTACGTCTTTTTGAACCTCTTTGCTTTCTAGAAGAACGTCTTCTGGAACCTCCACGTCTCTTTGTTTTTCCTCCGGATACTGGCATTTTATATTATTACGTGAGAAAAAAATGTGGGTTGTCTCATTTTTTATAATTTTTTATTTTTAAAATTTATATGGATTTTTTTAATTGTTCTTATTAATTGTTTTGGGTAAGGTCTATGACTAAACTAATCGGAACTATTCTAATATAAAACGATGGTGCCGTTGGTCGACTGCCAAACATTTCTTCAAGAGTTAAATCACTTTGTTCTAGCGCAGGCGCTTTTTCGGCATCTATACCATTTACATTGTTATATTGACCCGTTTCAACTATTTCTACATCTTCATCACGGCGAATGGCAAAATCGGAGCGTGCTTTTCTTCTAACGATTCCAATAAATTTTCTTATGGAAATGGTCGGATTAAATGCGTACGTTTGGGTTTCGCACGTGTATGCTAATTTGAAATAAAATTTGTATGCGGTTGGTAACATTTCGTGTATCATTTTTGCTTTGTTTGTGTTTTAGTATTTTAACTTTTTCTTTTCAATTTTTTTATAAAAAGGGATGTTATTTATAAACATTTTAATTTACTTCCCAATTCTTTATAATAATGGTTATTGTAAGGAATCATATTTGTTAAAGCCTTTGCCAATGTTTTATCACTTATTTTTAATTCTCTAATTGCATCATATTTACAAATAAATTCTTTTACTAGATTATTTTGCAAATCACATTGACCTATTCCATTTTTATACAATAAAGGTTTTCCATTTTTTTCTTCAAATTTTGCAATTAACTCCTCGCTACATTTATCATATATAATATAATAGTGTCCATTAGTTAGAGTATTATTTTTAACTGCATTATCTAGTGCAGAGGAACTTTGATATCCATTTAATTGTGAAGCACTCTTTCTATCTAGATATATATTTATAATCTCTGATTTATTTTTATTCAGTTGGGCAATATAACCTAAATTTTGAATTTTAGTTTCTTTTGTTGGGTTAATATCATGAATAATATTTGGGTCCAAATTTCTTTCAACTAGCAACCATCGAAACCCACAATAAATAGTATTCTCTTCAATAGATTTCATAATGCTTGGACGTTTTATGTTTTTATTTTCATTCATTGCTTCTGTAACGGATTCATAAATTTTTACTAATTGAATTGTTTCAGGATTAATTTTTTGAAGTCGAGGTCCCAAGTTTGGAACTTGTTGATTAAAACCAGTGACAGTTTTTGTTTCCTTTGCATTAATTTTATCATTTAATTGTTGAATAGATGTTTCAAGTGAATTAATTTTGTTTACTAATATTTTATTAGTTGTAACAAGTTCTTTTAACAATTCATTATCATTATTAACAGTTTGCCCTGAATTTTTTAATTTTAAATTTTCTATTTCTAACAATAATTCTTTAACGTTATAATTATAGTTATTGATATTTTCTTCAATGATTTTTAATAAAGTTTTATATGTTAGTGTGCTTCCAATTAAAAATAATTCTTGTTCTTTTTCATGACCAACTAAATTATTTACTTTATTTTGTCTTATATCTTTATGGTTATGTAAAAATGATTCAAAATCTTTTGATTTATTAACTTCAAAACAATTTAATAATACACATTCTTCATATTTTATTTTATGTTCATTATATCTGTTATTAATACCTATTGAACTATGTCCAATTTTAATAATGTATTCACCATTTGTAAATGTTTTTACTTTAATTATATAAATTAATGCTCCAGAGTGTGCATATTCTTTAAGTAATATCTTTTCTTTTTCAAAAACTTGTTGAATTAATAATTTATCTTCCATTTCTTTATTTTTAGTGGTTTCAAGTTGCATCATCTGATGTTTTAATTGTTCGCATTCTTCTTTGGTAATTTCAAACATTATATTTTCAAGTTTAATAAAATAATCATGAACTTCATCTGCTTTTTTAGTTCCTGCTTTCAAACAAAATTTTTTAAAAGTTTCAACATTTAACATAATAATTTCTTTATTATGACCTCCTCTATTGCTTTTCTTTGCTCCACCAACTTGTGGAGCAAAAATTTTATAATCTTTATCAATAACAAAATTTTTCTCTATTACTCTTTTTGCTGCGTCTTTTTGACTAAATCCTAACCATTTCCATACATTGTCTAAATCAATTACAAAATCATTTTTGTTATCATACTTTAAATAACAGTAAAAACTAGACAAAAATAATTGCTGTTCATAATTAGTAAAATTATTTTTAACCTTTTCAACTAATTTTGACTGGTAATCACCAGAAAGTTTAGTGATAGGATTGCTTTCAATCAGTTCTACAATGTCTACGCTCATTTTATAAGTTAATATATGGAGATGCATTAAAGTTGTTTTTTGCTTTTAATATTAAAAATCAATGTTTAAATATTAAAATATATAAATAAGAACCGCATGATATATGGTGCTCAATTTGAGTATGCTAATCCTCCCATACCCGACATGATACGTAACACGTTATAATTTGTAGCATAGACACGGACCTTAGCAGTCTTGGTGCCTTCAACTGTGGCGTTAGACAACACCAATTGAAGTGTGGCATTGTCAATACGAGAGAAGTTGCAAGTTCCTGAGGGTTGGTGTTCCTCAGGTCTCAAAGCAAAAGAGTAGACGTTGATACCTTCATCAGGGTTGCGAGTGTGTGCTTGGTAAGGTTGGACCCAAGAGAAGTAAGATCCTTCACGCTCAGAGAAGCGGTCTTGGCCGTTAAGTTGAAGCTTAGCGGTGACGACGGGGTTTTGACCCCAACAATGCATATCCAAAGAGGTTTCAGAAAGAACGAAAGTACCAGCATCAGAGACACCAGAGTTTTCCATGGAAGCAGCAGGAGCAGTGTTAACCATCTCAGCGAAACCGGGTTGAGTGTAAGGGTTGGAAGGACCGTGCCAATAACCAGTGAAACCACTGCCTGGGAAGTTATAGTCCATAGCACCGGCATCTTGGAAAAGACCTTGTGCGTTAATGTAAGCACTAGAATCTTGAGCAATAGCAGCGGGACCACCGAAAGCATGGATGGCGTTGGGAAGAGCATCAATGGCATCAGTGTAGTTGAAGGGTTGAGCACCAAGAACCTTGAAAAGAAGAGCATCGCAAGTCAAAGCAGAGCAGTAGTCAACGTTTTGATCGGATTGGACAACCCAGATGAGTTCCTTAACGGGGTGGTTAAAGTTCAACTTGATCTTGTTACTGGAAGAACCAACAGACTCATCACCAGTGAATTGGAGTTGAGTAATCAAGTATTCATGAGGGTTTTGTGCCATTCTGCGGCGCTCATCAGTGTCCAAGAAGACGTAGTCAACA